GGAAATATCTATATTGTCTATGCCTATGATCCAAATGCGTCAACTATCAATTATGCCGATAGAAAAACTAAAGAAAAGACACGTAATCTTGTCGCTAAGCCTATTGAATACAACGGCAAATTGTGTGCGCGTGGATTTGGCGGCATTGCATCTTGTTTCGGCATATCAATTCCGACTGTCAAGAAGTTATTTGACGCAGGAGAATTTGAAGGAATGTACGAAAAACAAGGACAGCGTACATACTACGATATTGCAGCAGTAGGTACACGTCTTCGTGCGCGTGGAATTAAAATCAGTCCAATTAAATAATTCATATTTCTATGGCAAATACTAAAAAAGTAAAACACCATGTTGGTAACTACATCTTGTGTATCGACAAGACAGCAGACCACTCATGGTTGCGTATTCAATCAGTGTCATCAACATGGGTAGTGCGCTATCGTGATGACAACCCAATGACAGCATTTTTGCTGCAAATGCTTGAAAACAAAGATTATCACAGCATATTGGAAAATCAGCTTTCAATGATGTACACAATATGTCACAATCTCCACGATTTAGCGTTTATACAAGACTTGGCACAGGCTTACAAGTCAATGGTAGAGCGCAAACAATCTCTTGAGCCTGAGTATTCACAAGAAGACTCTGATAAAGCTTTAGAGACAGAACTTAAAAGAATAGAAGAAGAAAAGAAAATCAATAAATAGGTACTTGGTTCTTTTTGATTTTGGTTATGTAAAAAGCACTCCATCGTGATGACGGGGTGCTTTTATACTAACATTTTGGAATTAAATAACATTATGTCATTAAATCAACGGCAAATATGCAGAAAATTACCTAATATTTGCAATTAATTCTATTTTAGACCAATTTTTGCGATTAATTGACGAAATAAGATTATCTTTGTGCTGTAATAATTTAAATTACGCATTAATATAATTATAAAGAGTGTCGTTGTGAAATGATGCTCTTTTTATTTATGTTTTGTAAATAAATTATGTATTACTATAAAACTCCCCTATAAGGTACAAAAAACGCCCAACGTTTAGCAGACGTCAGGCGTTAAATCTTGCCTTAAGGTAGCAATTTATTTTTAACAAACTTCTCACGAAGTACCCCCCCGCAGCAGATAGCAGGGTAGGCAAAGGTATAAAAATAGCTCACATATTACCCCCCCCTAAAATATTTAACCATATTTAACTAAGTGGGGGGTATCTACTTAAAAATCAGTATATTTGTAGTGACAAAACAGTCATGCAATTTGGTATTTGTAGATAGATACAGCGCGGTCGTGAGATTGCGCTTTATTATTATCAAAACAGTCCTTCAGCATTACCTTTATTCGGTAGTTTGACTTTGCCGTTTTTTGCTTCGTAAGATGACACTGCTAATTGCATTGCTGCCTCTAATACGTCTTTTATAGGCATATTCTCTTTGCGAGCAATTGCACGTAGTTTATCCATTAGTTCAAGGTTGGCAATTGTGCAAATGCGACCATATTGCGCCTCGTTACTTTCTTTTTTAGCCGGTGCCTCAGTTTTGAGAAACATCGAGTTGAAATTTGATTGTAAATCTTTCTTATTTGCCATATCGGTATGAATAGTAATATTTATTATCAGTATGCAAGGTATTACTTTTTACTTAACCCTTCTTGCTCAATAAATTCCTTTGCAAGAGCGAGATAGTCTTTTGCGCCATTGCTGTTAGGTGCATAGTCAGTGATAACAGCACTCATAGAAGGAGCTTCAGCAATAGCAATATTCTCACGTATGCGTGTGCTGTAAACGTGGTAAGGTTGCGCGGTGCGTAGTGTTGTTTCAACGACTTTATTCAGGTTGCGACCATTCCAACGAGTAATTACAACTCCGCTGATACGTAGTTTGCTGTTTAAGTGTTCGCGCACCATGTCAATTGTTTGCAGTATCAGTTCAAGACCACGAAATGGCAGCGTTTCTGCTGTCATTGGTATTAGCACAGCCTCTGCTGCAACAAAGGCGTTGATAGTAAGCAATCCAAGTGCCGGAGAGCAGTCCAACAAGATGACATCGTAATCTTTTAAGTGTGGCTTTAGTAAGTCTTTCAATACAGACTCGCGAGAAATGCGTGATGCTAATTCCATTTCTATTGATGCCATTTCAATAGACGATGCTACAAGATGTAAAGTAGGATGCGCAGGCACTTGCAAGATTGACAAATGCCCACGCTTGTTGCGCATTGCAGAGTAAACGGATTGCTCAACCGTTGGCTCGGTGTTCAGTAGTGATGTTGTGAGATTTGCTTGCGCGTCAAGGTCAACGAGCAGAGTGCGATAACCATTCGCTGCAAGGATTGCGCCCAAAGTGGCTGTCGTAGTAGTCTTGCCGACACCACCTTTTTGATTGGCGATTGCAATAATTTTACACATAAGGTTATTTTTGATTTGGTTAATAAATTATGCTGCAAATATAAGCATATTCAGCATACTACGCATACAAGTAATACTGACATATAACACTATTTAGTAATATTTAGCATACATAGCATACGTAACATACTATATATACAAAACATACTGATATGTGTTTCTATATCAGTATGCTTAGTGCAAATGAAAATTCGGATATAACGTTTCACAACGTCATGCAGTTAACCTTAAATCTAATACCATGAAAACTAATGCAAATATAGCAATTTATTTCATAATAGGAATAGCAATACAACAACAATGTGGGTGATATGGCGGCAAATTCAGCATATCTTCGTGATATCCAACTTTGCTGTCACATAGCGCACATGGGTAAGTCGAGCCGCGCATAACATACCAACCTGTTGCATTTTTATTGTCTACCAAGTAATACCTTTTCATCATTCCACGAGCCAAAGTATAATCTGCAAGTGTTGCTATCGCTACAAGTTGCGACCTTGCAACGCCACGCCCAAACGAAGGAATGATTACCGGCAACCCTCTTTCTTCTGCCGACTTGACAATATCGTTTTCATAAGGTTGATAAAGATTGCTCTTGACATTCTCTATGGCATCAGCTTCCGTAACTCTCATGTACATATTTGCTGCAATGGCTATTTCTAACTCATGCACAAGGCGCGTTGCATAGACATTCATTCTCTCGTCAAACGTCAGTTCTGCAACCTCACCAAAAACGATTGGCTCTAATAGGTTTTCATCATCCTCAGAGCAATCTTCATAAACATACATTTCAATGTAGTTGCGAATTTCGTCAAGGTGTTGATGCACTAACGTAACAAGATAGCTGTAAAATGCTTTGTCCCTACGTTTCAGCACCTTTATAGGTGTCAATTTCCTGTTACGATAAGAATATTGCACAGCATCCTCAACCAAACGCCCAACTATTTGATTAACGATGCTGTCAATATTCCTTTGTAAACCAAGACGCACTATGACGTATGTTTTTGCTGCGTCAATCTCGTCTTGTGTCGGCTTTTTATCGTCACTCATTGTCTACGTTTTGGGCTTGTTGTGATTGTTTTGTGGTAATTTGTGCCAATAAATCTGCCGATTGTTCTTCTTTCATCTCTCGCATGATGCGGTCAAACTCATTGTTTTTGTCATAAGTAGTCTGCTCTGATGCAGTTTCTTTAGACAAGATATTAGAATTGACAGCACTTACAAGATTATTTATAAGTTCTGCGGTGTTTTGGTGAACGTAAGGCACGATGTATGACAAGATATTTAGACTGAGCATCTTCGTCAGCTTGCCTGTTTCAATGCCGTAGCCATAAAGGAATAACTCTTTAAGTTCATCAATTACGTGGTCGTATTCTTTAGCATCAAGCAGTGCGCGTTCCAATGACGGAGAATATATCAATTTGATTGCAACACCCGGCAAATCACCTGATTTAACTTCAGGCGGCATTACGATAAATGCACCCATGAAAATCATTTTGAGTAAGGTGTTGATTTGCAACTCAAATGCCGTTGTGCCATTCTCGCGGTTGAGGAAACTTGCATCATCATCTTGCCCCATTGTGATAGCCTTGACTGCACCATACATATCGCCTTGAATTTCTATATCTTCACCTTTAAGTATCATAATAGGGAAGGCGTATGCCATATTGTTTTGGCAAAGGTGCGAAATTGCAAGTTCATATTTGTCGATAGCATCTTGAACGGGAGACCAACAAGCACCGATTTCGTCACGATGATAAATAACCGGCACACGATTGAAATTGTGGCGTTCCTCTTTAACCAAAGAATACCCTTCAAGATTAAACCATGACTTGACCTTATTAACTGCGCCCTTAAAACCTTTCATATCCATGCGATAAGTGCGCATATATGTATCATCCCACATTTCTACCCATGACACTTTCTCTGAAGACTCTTCGTCATAGTCGTAATATTGGCGTGCAAAGCCATCTAATTTGCCTGTAACGCCATCATAATGCGGAAATGATGTATCGCCATTGAGGAATGAAAGCACTTTTGTATAAACTTTGCCTTCATGCATATACATAACCATTGCGGCATCGCCTGTAATCTTGACAGACTTAAAGAAGTCATAGAGTTTGATGTCAATATTCTTGTCGAGCCAACCTTTTTGAAACTCCAAGAATAAGTCATTTTCCTCTTGTGGTACAGCATTGCTGTTGGTAAGTTCATGGCGAATATCATTGCCGCAAAGGTGTACAAGTTGCTGTGCAGTGATAATCATTTGCAACGGAAAGCAAGCGCGAAATACGCTCTCTTTGAAGTATTGCTTTTTATTATCATCATACTTTACTTTGTCGGGATAATACTCTTGCGAGTTGATTTTGTGTCCTGTCGGATAATACTCACGTAAGAAGTCTGATTGCGATACGACGTCAAACAGCATTTTCTCAGGCAAATAGAATGCCTTGCGTGGGTCGCGCACCGTGCGCTGTTGTGTGTAATAATCGGGGCGTATCCTTGTGAAAGGTCTGCGCACCAAGCTATCTGTAATCATAATAATCCTAATCCTTTAAAATGTCTATTTCGTTTCTTTATTTCAAATATCTTAAT